GCAATGGAAGGTAGAGTCGTGTCTGGATTACAGGCTGCTCAATCTAAATTAGCTGCTGCAAGAGAAGCAGGAGATATTGCTGCTGAAGTTGAAGCATCAAAAATGATTGCAAGATTAGGTGTAGAAGAAGCAAGAGTTGCTAATCTAAAGAAACAAGCAGAAAAAGTTAAAACTCCTGTTGAAACTCCAACTTTAGATCAAGCAATGGCTCCAAGATCATCTACGCCAGCAGATCCTAAAGCCGAAGAATGGGCAGAGAAAAACTCATGGTTTGGGTCAGATAATGCAATGACTTACACTGCATTTGATTTACATAAAAAACTAACCGAGGAAGAAGGGTTTGATGCTCAATCTGATGACTATTATAAAGAAATAGATAGACGTATGAGACTTGACTTTCCGCATAAATTTGGTAATACTGAATCAACGGTAACGACTAAGCCTACACAAACAGTAGCTTCAGCAAAGCGAAGTGTGAATTCTAAGTCGCAGAAAACAGTGAGACTCACGCCGTCTCAAGTAACAATTGCTAAAAAATTAGGTGTGCCACTAGAACTTTATGCGAAACAATTAAATATCACGAAGGAGAGATAAGCATATGACAGATAAAAAAATAGACTCCCGTGCGAGCCAAACAAAAGTTAAAGAACAGAAAAAAGTTTGGACTCCACCATCATCTTTAGATGCCCCACCCGCACCAGATGGTTTTAAACACAGGTGGATAAGAGCTGAGTCGATGGGTTTTGATGATTCATCAAACATGTCGGCAAAGTTAAGATCAGGATTTGAATTAGTTAGATCTGATGAATATTCTGATATTGATTATCCAACTATTAATGACGGGAAATATAAAGGGGTTATCGGAGTTGGCGGCCTTTTGCTGGCAAGGATACCTAACGAAATTGTTAAGTCGCGCGAAGAGTATTTTAAACAACAAACTCAAGACCGAAATGACGCGATTGAAAACGATTTAATGAAGGAACAGCATCCAAGTATGCCGATCAATAATGATCGACAGACTCGTGTAACCTTCGGTGGTACGAAGAAGAGTTAATTTTTTAACAATTCTTACCAACGGATAAATTAAATCGTACTGGAGGCCTTTCGAGGCAGGTACAAAAGGAGATAATAATATGGCAAATAAAGATGCAGCTTTTGGTTTTAAACCGACAAGACACTTGTCTGGTGGACTAATCAGAGCAGAAGAGTATGCAATTGCTAACAACGCGTCAGCGTCCATTTTTACTGGACAAGTCGTTGAAGCAGTAGCAGGCGGTGGTATCGAAGCAGCAGCAGCTGGAGACACACAACAATTAGGTGTTTTCGGTGGTGTGTTTTATACTGACCCCACAACAAGTAAGCCTACGTTTAAAGCTTCGTACACACAAGTCGCAGCAGCGGATATAGTAGCTACAGTTCATGTAGATCCTAATATCGTGTATGAAGTACAGCATGATGGCACTGGAACAGCAGCGATGAATAATTCAGCTTTTGATTTTACAGGAGTAGCAGGTTCTGCTATTACTGGTCAATCAACTTCTGAGTTAGACACGTCTACTTCAGGTACATCAGGCGGTTTTAAACAAATCGGTATATCAAAAGACCCGGACAATAGTGATACAGGATCAGCAAATGCAAATGCATATGTTGTGTTCAACACTGGCGAACATGTCTTTAAATTAACAACAGGCGTATAATTTTAGAATAGGAGATAAATTATGGCAATATCACGATCACAACTCGTAAAAGAGTTAGAGCCAGGATTGAATGCACTATTCGGCCTGGAATACAAAAACTATGCAGATGAGCATGCAGAAATTTTCGACGTAGAAAATTCTGACAGAGCTTTTGAAGAAGAAGTGATGTTATCTGGTTTCGCAAATGCTTCAGTTAAACCTGAAGGATCAAGCGTTAACTACGATACAGCACAAGAATCTTTCACTGCTAGATACACACACGAAACGCTTGCTTTAGCGTTCTCAATCACTGAAGAAGCGATTGAAGATAACTTGTATGATAGACTTGCGTCTAGATATACAAAAGCATTAGCTAGATCTATGGCAAATGCTAAACAAGTTAAAGCAGCAAATGTATTAAACAATGCATTTGATTCAAGCTTCACAGGTGGTGACGGCGTAGAACTTTGTTCTGCAGCTCACCCAATTGTAGCTGGAACGTTCA